CGGCGGCTATTCCTGGCCTCAGTTTGACTTCCAACATAGGAGACGTGTCTTGGATTAATGCTGTAGGTCCGTTGGTTTCTCCTGCTGGGACTCAATCGGGAGCACCAAACTGGTTCTACATTGGAGGAAGCGAATACAAGTCTACCGCAGCTGCTGGAACGCACATGGTTCCTCTTGTAGCTACGCAATTTGGAGCTTCTGTACCAGTTGGAGGAGTGATCTCAGGTATTGGTATTACCTTTTTGGAAATTTCAAACTTTGATTCTTCCGATGGCGTCATCAATACAATCTCTTTGTTTAATGCAGGAGGTCCAGTTGGTACTCCCAAGACTCCAAATATGCTTTTTGACGAAACTTATATCGGGGGTTCATCAAAAGCAGTTTCGTTTGGTGGTCCGCTAGATGGGTGGGGACTTACGCCTGCGCAGCTTCTTGCCATGGTTTCCAATTCCACATTTGGTTATGGTATATATTGTACACGTGGCAATGAGGGTAGTGGATTCGGAGAATTCCTTGCAGATTTTTGGTTGACTGTGTATTGGTTTTTTCCGCCTGTTGGCACTGCTCAATCTGGATTTTTACAAGTTCCACAGACTACCGGCCCATTAGTCAATGCCGCGATAGCAGCAGTTCAAAATCAAAGGGCTGCGAGTGTCCCGTGGAGTGCAGGTTTCCCGGTTATTACACCTGCTACAACTGCCATACTTTCTGTTCAGGTTGTTGGTTACCCATTTGTAACTGTTCCTAACATTCCGTTGCTGGAAGGAACACCGGGTCATATTTATATGTTCAATGATCCGACCAACCCCACTTTTACTTTTCAGCAGTACAACGGACAATATCCTGACAACGCAGCGGCGGTAACTGATGTTTTCAATATCTCTGGAAATAACACTGCTTGGCAGGGTTTAGTGTCAATTGTTTATGATCCTACTCCTAGTCTTGGCGGTGCTCAGATAGATGGCGTAGAAGGTGCTTTTGAACTTTCCTACAACGGAGGAGTGTTTGTTCCTCACGTAGATGCTACGCAACTTGTCCTCTCGGACGATGACATTGCTTGGTACGATAGTGTTGATAAATTATTTGACGTGTTTGTCCCATCTTTATCAGGTGGTGGACCACAAGTAAACATCGAAGTTGAGTATATGGTTATACCCGTGATCTCATCCACAACACCACTTTCAATTTCGGCTGATGGAGCTTCGCACACATTCACTCTCAACTTGAGTAAACCAATTTCTCCCGAGCAACAGGGAGCTTATTCTACAGGTAATACGATCACAGGATCCTATACTTGGTCTGGCGCTTCCATGACGCCTGGAACAGGAACGGCAATGCCGGTTTTAGATGCTAATGGTTGGATTACGGCTTTTAGCGTCACAGCTATGGCACCACTTTCTGGTTCAAACCTGAGTGCAAATTTGAATTTCACGTTAGCAGGAACTTTGACGTATCTTAACGGAGATCATTTTACAACTGGTGCTGTAACCTACATCAATAATGTACTTGTCGCTACGATTTCACTCACAGGAAATGGTCTTTTCCCTCCGCAATACTACTCACTCACTCTTACGCCTCCAGCAGCAGGCGTCGCTCCAAACTTGGTAGTGACAGGCGGAGTCACTCTAACAGGTACAGTGTTCAGTGCTGCGAATAACATCAGTAGCATGATTTTTTATTATCGTAGTGCTGGATCATCTTCTCCAGGTATTGCTCCAGTAGACTATGCAATTATTCCAGGTACGCCGGTGGCTGCTACAGTAAATGGGCAATCTGGATGGCTCACACCATTTTCACAGGTTTTTGATTTCGACATCATTCAATTTGCTGTGACGAACATTGGATTTGTGGCCACAGACAGCAACGATTTGTCTGTTACGTATTGGGATCCTAGCACTTATACTGACACTGGAAATCCAGCGTTTGGAAGTGGTAGCGGAGGCGGTTGTCCTGCACTTGAAATGTACATCAATGAGGCAATGCAAGTAGGACAAATTGTAGGAACAGAAATCAAAACTCTCCTTTGTTGTCTTGAGCCTGACTTTGAACATACGAATCACTATCCTATTGAGTGGATCAACACGAGCGAAGAAAATTGTATTCATTTCGTAGCAGAGAATGGAGCAGAAGTCATTGTTTCAGTGAGCACTCCAGTAGCTACTCGTGAAGTTAGACAAGCCTTAGAAAATGAATATCCAGCAAATGAACTTCCAGTATTTGCAAGAGATGTCCGTGCCGGTTTGCATGTGATGACAGATGTAGGGAACGGTCCAGAATGGTCTATGCTAGTGGAGACGCAGAACATAGGAAAGCGCAAAGTTGCGCGGTTGTTTGTGGGCGGAAGAAATTTTGCTGCTGGGGTTAAACCAGGCAAGTATATCTACACTCACAATGCAGGGCCGATTGTGAAGTAAGAGGAAAATGTGTGGGATATAAATATGCGCAAACGGGTCCGCCTTTCAACTTCTTGGGTCATATCTCGGAGACTCAATGGGCTGCTTTTAAGCAGTGGGTGAACACTCGCGCTGTTAATTTCCCTGATGTTCAAGTTCACCATCAGATTCGTGCTCAACAACTTCGTAAAACAGCAGGCGTACTAGAAGCCTTTTACGCAAAGACCAATGACCAAAAGCTAACTCCTACTCAAGTGAATGGATCTTGGCCGAAAGAGGCTTGGCAGCCGGGTACTGATGGCCATTTCAATTATTCCTACCGAGATGATCACTTGTCCATGGTCGCAGTAAACAAGGTTAAGGACAACATGCAGGAGCAATTTGAGCGCGATGACGATGGCGTATTTTTCATGAATCACTTGAGAAACATAATTGAAAGTCACGAAGACAATGCTCAGTACGCCAAAGATGCTCAGACATTGGTTACAACCCAACTTAGTACTGTCGATAACTATTTCGCACAAAACCAGTTCCAAGCGGTTTTAGTGAAGGACCAAAGCGATCAATACAAGGGAGGACCTCGTTTCCGCGTGCATCAACTTGACGAACCTACGCAGTGGGAGAAGGAACAAGCTAATCATTCTGCTGCTGGAGATCCAATCCAATTGAAAGAGCCAGTAGATCCAGGCAGTTCATCTGGAAACACTGCACCTTCTACAACAGGTGGCATTACGTCGCAGACGGGGATATAAGAGATGTCATACGATTTCGACTCAACCTTAAGAGCTTGCGACCATATGATAGCCTTTGAACGTTACGTCGTAGATTCCAATGATTTCAAGACACTTCATTATGCCGGAAATCTCACACAAAATTTCCGTGCTCCGATCAATGGTCGGAACAAGGTGAAGGTTTACATTCGGAGCCAATTGATTTCTCAAAATGATCCGACGTATGGTTATGACATTGTAGTAGACAAAAATCAATTGGAAACGCCTGACATTTTCTATAAAATTGTGTTTCGTCAGCCGGTTCGTTGGTTCGTACCTTTGATAGAGATTACATATCTCACTTTGCAGCCGTATTGTCTGAAGTGCAACGGCTATGGAAAATTGAACGATGTGAAGTCAGCCAATTCGGGAAGTTTGATTCACATCGTGGGGACCAGCAAGATGGTTCAGCGATGCTTGAAATTCACGTTGACTTCTCGCTGTGTTTTCTATCCAAAGTTTACGTGTCCGATAAAGGATTATATCGGAAAAAAGTTTGGGATTAGTATCACAGAGACTGACATCGCTAACCAGTTTCTACAGGCGTTAGATAATCTGAAAATCGTGCAAGCAGCTCAACAGACAATTCAGAGTTTAGATTCGCAAGAGATACTGAAAGAAGTTACAAATGTGAGTGCTGAGGTAGATCCAGACGATCCTACAGCGGTTTCAATTTCTGCACAGGTTGCGTCATATGGCAGTACTACAACGCAGCCGGTTGCGTTTCGATTAGTGGTGGCACCATAATGGCAGTTCCGATTGCATCATTGACGGCGCTCTCTGTAGTCACTCCTGTAGTGACCATAGGGCAGACTCTGTCTATTGACAGCACTATTTTTCCGTATGTAATCAATGCAGATCTAAACACATCCCAAATTGAATTTTCCATTTACAACGCCGTTGTGGCTAATCAAAATCCGGTTGTTGTAGGAACTCAGAATCAATTTGCTGGTCAACTTATCCTGGATGGTACGGTTCCTGAAGCTCTGATTCAGATTGTAGGACGCAATTATGATCCGCTGGCTGTTCGTCCCAACCTGACGGCGGTTCCTCTTGGCTTCCGTATTTCCGATTCAAATGGAAACGTCCAAGTCGTTACCACGGCAGGAACGACGGGAGCTTCTGCGCCAGTATGGGCCACTCTAACAGGCGCGGCCACAACTGATGGGACAGGTTCAACTGCTGTTGTATGGACAAATTTAGGCCCGATTGCTATTACGCCGCCGATCAAGTTTGATCTACTCTATTTTAATAGCCAAATGGCTGTCGTTGTTGCTCCACCATCTGGAGTTACATCTTTAAAAGGTCAGAACTCAGCTACATTACAGTGGGTGACACCTGCTTTCTACATCGGATCTCCGCCTGTCAATGGTTTTATAGGAGTCCGAGTTCAAATCTCGACTGATCCGGCTGGCATCAATCCACCTTATGCTCAATTTGGAGGACTTGTTAGTGACATTTCAAGCTCTGAAAATTCAGTTCTTTCTTCTTCCACTTCTTCACAGGTTTTGCCGGGTACAACTACTATCACGACGGTTCAAACTACTGAGACTGTCAATTTTAGTTCCGTTCAGATTACACCAGATGTAGTGAACAATGCGACTATTTTCTACGCTATGCTTTCTACAGTGATCCAAGATCCTCAGACCAACATAGTTTATGAGTCTCAACAGATCGGACCCGTCACTTGTGGCTTTGTCAATTTGAAGGTAGTTTCTCCTACAGATTTCTTGGCGTTACAACGTAAGGAAGACATTGCTGGACGATTGATTTCTCAGGTTACACGGTTGTATCCTAATTTGGATTTGACTCCGCGCTCAGAAGCACGTGATCTGTTCATTGACCCGTTTGCGACGGAACTTTCAAACATGTCCGTTCGTGAATGGTTTAGTAGGATTTCTGCTAGCGTTTCGGCTCTTAGCCAAATAGACAACACCACCGGAAATGGCATAAGTGACCCGTTTAACCAGTCTCCAGTAAAACAACAATTGTCTCGCGCTTATGGTCTGAATGCTGCTGATACGCAAACTTTGATTGATAATAGTTTCAATACCTTGGGCGAACAAGCAGGCGTAACTCGTGGAGGAGCTACGCAATCAACTGTTACACTTACCTTTTACACTTACGTTCGGCCTACTCAATCTCTTACAATTCCGATAGGTGTTATAGTATCCACTGTCCCAGATACTGAAACTCCTGCTTTGAATTTTCTCATCACTAGCTCTGCAACTTTAGATACAAATGTAGTAGATTCATTCTATGATCCAGTCAACGGCTGGTGGAGTTTGCGTGTTGCTGCTCAATGTCAAACCGCTGGCAGCATTGGCAACGTTGGAGCAGGTACCATTCGTCAAGTCTTAGCGGGCGCTCCAGCTGGTTGGAACGTGACTAATCTTACAGCTGCGGGTTTTGGCATTGACATTCAAATTAACTCGAGCTTCGCGGCACAAATCCAAGATCGTGTAGTTACTGGTGTAGATAGTGGAACTCGCAACGGCTATCTAGTAGCAGCAAGGAGTACGCCAGGTATCATCGGCGCTTTGGTCGTAGCAGCAGGTGATCTTGAGATGCTTCGAGATTGGGATCCTATACGTCAGAAACACGTCTTCGGTACAGTTGACATCTACGTTCGAGGAACTACTATCTCAGAGCAGAGTGAGAATGTTTTCTTTTCATATTTGAATTCCGGGGTTTATGGAACATATTCTTCATATCTCACTTGCAATCTAGTCAACAGAGGTCTGTTAAAATTTGCGATTCAGGGATTTTCATCGTTGGCGTATCTTCCTTATACAGTAGTTGAAATGCTCGTTTCTCGAGCTTCAAATAGTTTCTATTTTGGAACTAAGAATGCTCAATTTGATGAGGTTAGTGGCAGCATCCTTTTGAGCCCTTCGGAATTAGCATATCAATACACAGGGGATAATGTAACGCAAATTGCTGTTCCGTTGATTATTAATGGCGTTCCGGCCACGAATCAAGTTGCTTTACAGGCAATTACTGGTGCCTTGGCTGGAACTTACACATTTCAGTTGCTAGTTCGTGAGCAATCTCCGTTGGTTCATGTTCCTGTAGAGCAACCAGTGCTTACGGTTTCATCGGTATCAGGACCGCAAACAGGACTTATTGATCCTTCACTTGTTCATCTTATTCACTCTTCTGATTTCTTTTTAGAGGGTCTTTCAAATAACGCAGGAGATCAGGTTGCGGTTTACTCTTCAACGAGTGTGCCACAAACTGTAACTGTAACTGCATTAACGTCTGGTTCTGTTACAATTGATTCAGGTATGGATGTAGCAGTTAACCAAAATGGTGTTGTTCAAAATGTACTTTCAGTTAGATCTACGGATCTTTCTACATTATACACTTACGGCGTAGATTACACCATTGTTCCTACAGGACGCTATCGCACTTATGGATTGCAGCTGATCATAGGCGGAGCAATTGCTAATCTTCAGCAGGTTGTTGTAGGCTACAATAAATTTGTTCTAAGAGAGATCTTGACTCTTAATGGCCAATCGCCAAATCAAGAACAAGTGACTATGAATGGAACCCTTCCTTCGATATTGGCTGTCCCTGGGTTTGTTCACAACACTTGGTTGCCAGAGAGTTATGGGAATACAACGCTATCCCTTGATGGTGCGATTTTAAATCCAGACGGAACAATCAATCCATTAACTTCTACTGGCTTAGTTGGAGCCTTGGTTCCCCACGACTCTCGTTACATCAAAGTCACTTTTAATAATGGTGTTACGGATGTGGTGCAGCGCGAAGGAATTGATTTTACTTTAACAGTTGATTTAGTTTCTGGCGTTGCCACGTTGGCTAGAATCCTTACTGGTCATATTCCTGATGGCGGAGTTGTAAAGGTCACTTATTTCACGGTGGAAACCTTCGGCATATCTACTCAGATTCCAGCTTACGTAGAGCAATTAGCAACTGCGGTCGGTAGTTTCAAACATGCTGCTGCTGATGTCCTTATCAAAGCTATGTTAGCCAATCCCGTAGACGTCACCATGACGGTTCAATTAGAACCGAACGCAGCTGCTGAGACTTTAGATCCGCAAATCCGAACCGTCATTAGCATTGTGTTCAACAACGCAGTTAAGATGTTGACTCAATCCGAAATGATCGCTCAAGTTCAAGCAATTACAGGAGTTGCTAGCATCCAGCTTCCGCTCACTAAGTTCGCAAAGAGTGATGGAGCTTACGATGTTGGGGTGGTGATTCCAACTCAGACTAATTGGGTTCCGTTAACAAGTGATGGAGCCTTCGCTAACGTGAAAGTTCCGCCTAACAGCTACATTACAAGCACACAAATTCTGCCTGATGCCACTATTCCTAGCGGTGGCACACCAGATGGTCTAGTCAGTTTGCTATATGAAGGCCAGGCATTTCGTAGGGCAATGTCTATTCAGGACTTTTTGAGTAATAGTGCAGTTCCTTCGTTCTATATTATCGGTATCAATGACGAAGTGAGCGGCACTCAACCTCTTCCTTTTGGCTATGAACAAAAAATACTCATCACTGAGCCCGCTGTTGCGACGCCAGCATTGCGAAGCTATTTCGTGACCTACCAGGTAGAAGCGGAGGGAGGTACTAAAGATATCGTTTTATCTTCTACAGAATATGCGGTCCCTGGCGTTATCACCATCAATTATATCTCTGGTTCTTAACCATGATTGTTTATAAAATTACAAATCGGGTGAATGGAAAAGTCTACATTGGAAAATGGATGGGTTCTTCACGTGCTGAAGATCGCTGGTCAAATCACAAATCAGATGCCAAAAATGGTAGTCCCTATTATTTTCACAGAGCAATACGAAAATATGGACCGAAAGCCTTTAAAGTTGAAATTCTTTATACAGCTAAAACACCTCATGAACTTTCCCAGATGGAAACTTTCTTCATCATCCTCCATCAATCTCATTTTCGTGAAAATGGTTACAATTTAACACTAGGTGGTGATGGTGGTTCATTGGGGGAATTGAATTATTGGTTTGGTACCCATGGGCCGATGGGAGGAAAACATCATAAGAAAGAATCAAAACAACGAATGTCACAAGCCTTAAAGGGAATTCCAAAAACACCAGAGCATGTAAAGAATGCTGCTGAGGGTCGTAAACGGGTTTGGGCTTCAACGCCTATTGAGCAAAGATTAGCTATAGGAAGAAAGATGACTGATGCTAGGAAAGGTCTTCCTCATCCGAACAAAGGAAAATTTGCACTAACATCTTCTCAAGTCTTAGAAATAAAAGCAATGAGAGATAGTTTCGGATTTTCTTATTCCCAGTTGGGAAAACAATTTAATGTGGCAACCATGACTGCTTGGCATGCGGTGAATACAAGGGAGTTGGCCCATGCCTACTAATCCTGACCTTTTTTATCAAAAATCTAGAGAGGATTTGCTCGTTTACGAAGATGTTCGCTTTAATTCACTCTTACAAGCACTTTGTAATTTCTATCAAACTAGAAATGACAATAGTCTTTGGGGGAATGTTCTTCGTGCTTATGCCATTGAACTAGCTAGGTTAGAATTTGATTACGCTTACGACATAGTCAGCAGGCAGGCTCAATTTCTCACTCCGGCGGATATCAAACGACGTTGGTCTATTCCACTTTTCATTAGTTTTGATTATCCCGCGTCAACAGATTCTGGATTCCCTTATTTTGATTTGGATTACAAGAATATGATTGTTGAACTCTTGGCTGCTTTCCAAGAGGGAGCTACAACGCAGTCTATCTCTGACGTGATCTTTGCTTACACGGGGAAGCGATTTCTAGTAGAAGAACTCTACAAGCAAATAGGAACGTTCTATGATCAATCGGACCGCAACTCTATCAAGGTTAGCGTGACCGTTGGTGGTACGAATCCTCTGACTGACATTCAGAGTCTGAATCAATTACAACAGGTGACGAAGGATCTCTATGGCGCAATCGATCTTGCTAAGCCTGCGCATGTTGGAGTGGATTTCACTACAGTCTTCAGTGAAGGAGAAAGCCTTGATGCTCTCATTGATGAGATTACGGACACTCTGAGGATTATTGTTCAGTTAGTAGAAGTTGAGCCGTTCAATCCAATGCTAATCCAGGCTCCTGTGTTTGATCCTGCAAATCCGAAGACGACGATCGCAGCTTGGGGACGTCAGTTTCCACAGACTATTTCTGCTGATCAGTGGGCGGCTCTTCTGCCAAAGCCATCTTATGCCAATCCTAATTCTCCATCATTACAACAGGCTTATCACCTGAGCAGCGGGAGCTATGTACTAGGATTCTGGGTGTGGAGTCCGTCCTTGACAGTTCCAGTCGGCGCAATTATCATAGACACTAATGGGAACTTTGAAGTTG